GACGACTTGATATCTGAAGTGTTAGAAATAATCGAAAACCAAGCGGACAATACTGGGCTATCCAAAACAGTGAGTGTCAATGATATTAAAGCGCAAGGGTTTAATCTTATGCCCTCAAGATATATTGATGTCGAGTTAGAAGAAAGTAATTCTAGGGACTATGAGTATATCGTTAATGATTTGAACCGCATTATATCAAAGAAAAATTCAATCAAAATCACAATCAATGAAAATATGGCAAAATCTTTAGGTCTGTATGAATTAGCATTAGATTTCAAAAATGGCAAGGCGATTAACCAAACAATGAATGAGATGCTAAAACCACTTAATTTTAAAATTGGAAAAGAAGATGTCATGTCCTTGACTCGATACAAGGAAATGAAATTTGAGGTCAAAGATTTTGACGAATTACCAGAAATGATTTCCATTTTTTTGAACATGTGGCGACAACAGATGATGGCGTTGAACAATGAAGAAAATCGAATACTAATCGAGTTAAGAGATAAGCTACTACCTGATTTGATGTCAGGGAAAATTAATTTAGAACAGGAGGAAGAGTGATGATACCGAAATTTAGAGCGTGTGGAATGAAAAAACTGACCAAAAAAGAAATTGAATCAACTGGAATTAAGGTGAAAAATCCAATTCAACAATTTTTATGTAAGCACGATAATAAAGAGGCTTTTGTTTATTCTACAGGAGGATTCCACAACCTAAGCGGTGAAAGACGGGTATTTATTTGCAAGGATTGTGGCTTGGAAACAGGTACGTATTTTGCGAAATACGAAGGGAATGGATATAAATGAGTAAAATACCAAAATTTAGAGGTTGGCATAAAGAACTAGAACAAATGATTTATGGCAAAGAAATTTGTGGTTATATTGAGTACAATACAAATTTGATTAATGCACTTAACCAGATGGCAAAGAGATTTGTGGTTATATTGAGTATGAAACTAATCTGATTAACGCTATCAACCAAATGTTAAACGACGACAGTTTCGAACTAATGCAATCCACTGGCTTGAAAGGTTATATGTCAGATTCACACGAAGACGATGAAGAAAAGGACGTTTATAGAGGTGACATCATTGATATCTTTTGGGAAGAGTGGCCTATGGGCTATTACCAAGAAAATCATATGATCGGTGTGGTTGATAAAGACGAAACAGGAACAGCATGGATTATCAAAGATGCCAAGTATGACTTCGATACTCCCAAACCTATACCTAGTGAAATTGATGGGATTTCTGTTTCCATGAGTTTACCTGATGCAGAAGATTTAGAAGAAATATTCTTGCACAATTTCAACTTAACATCTAGCGATATAACTATTTTAGGCAACATCTACGAAAACCCAGAATTATTGGAGGTTGAATAATGGTTAAACTAATCTGTTTCGTCGTCGGCTATCTGGTCGGCGTAGCTATGATGGGAATTGTGTCAGCAAGTAGGGAGGATTGAAAAAATAGGGATAAAATAGGGAAAAGTTAGGGATAAAATAGAACAAATTAGCTTTTTCAGGTGGTAAATTAGTAGTATCAGAATAAGCGGATGGATCACGTGCGAACGTGGTCTTTTTTGTGTGTGGAGGTGAGTAAGAACGTGTTATCAAATGAAACTATCGATAAGTTGATAGGCGTATCAGAAAGCTTTCATGCTTCGTACAAATTAAAAGAGCTTTTAGAAAACAAAGAGAGCCGGGAAAATCTGTTTCATTCTTTTTTGGAATATGAAAATGATTTATCATTCGATTGGTTTACGGAATACTTTCAATCGGAACACGCAGACCGCAAAGGAAAGAAACAAGACTTCACGCCAGATGGTATTGTGACACTTGCTAGTGAGCTGTTAGGCTCGACTGATTCAAATGTGGATATTTGTGCAGGGACTGGCGGGTTGACGATTAAGCGGGATTCTGCTAATCCGAATGCACGTTTTTATTGTGAAGAGTTTTCCGATAGAGCAATGCCTTTCTTGCTTTTTAATTTAACGATTCGCAATTTAGACGCTATTGTTTGCCATTGTGATTCGCTTACTCGTGATTTTAAAGCGGTGTATAAACTGACGAAAACAGGAACGTTTAGCGATATTCAAGTGATTGATGAAGTGCCGATGATTAACGGTCAAACGGTAATTATGAATCCGCCATATTCTATGCCATGGAATCCAGAAAAGGAATGGATTGAACAAGAACGATTCAAACCATATGAAGCTTTAGCGCCTAAATCAAAATCAGATTATGCGTTCTTACTTCAAGGGATGAGCCAGTTAAACAGTGGTGGAACAATGGCAATTATCTTGCCTCATGGCGTCTTATTTAGGGGTTCAGCAGAACAAACAATAAGAACTAGGTTGATAGAGTTAAATCTCTTAGATGCGGTCATAGGCTTGCCAGATAAGGCATTCTATAATACGGACATTCCAACGGTTATTTTAGTGTTGAAGAAAAACCGAACGAATAAAAATATTTTATTTATCGATGCAAGCAAAGAATGCATAAAAGTAGCAAAAAACAACATCATCGAACAACAGCACATAGATAAAATAGTCGATGCTTATAACGAACACAAAGAGATGGAAAAATTTAGTCACGTTGCTACATTAGAAGAAATAAAGAGCAATGACTATAACTTAAATATTCCAAGGTACGTAGATACTTTTGAACCAGAAGAGGTAATGCCACTACACGAAATTATGTTGGAAATGGCGGAAACTGATAGAAAAATAGAGCAGTCGAATGCAGAGCTAGCAAGTATGATGCATCAATTAGTCGGAACTAACCCGAAAGCTGACGCAGAAATAAAACAGTTTGCTGAATTTTTTGGTAACCGCGTGAATTATAAAAAACCGATGCAAAAACAAGCGGAACGAGAGGAGCAGTTGAGTTTACTATGATTGATTTTGAATCCTATGAAGAATTCAAGCTAGAAGATGTAGCAGAATTCGAAAGAGCGAAGCAAGGTCACACCTATCCTCGCGGAGCATCTACAATACAGATATCAGCTACAAGAGGGCAAGTAGATTTTTTATTTGTCGATAGAGATGTACATACGAAAGAAGTCGTCATTATTCCACAAGCGGGAATCAATCGAAAATATTTTAATATTGTGCTACAAAAAAACATTGAACAATTCATGGCTAAGTATGCAACAGGAATCAATATTCAAGAGCATGAGATTGGTAATTTTCCAATTCAGCTACATAACCAAGAAACGCAAAAAGCAATAGTAAAAATGTTAAATTTTGTGGATGACAAAATGCAAGAAACTCAAGAACAAATTGATGAACTGCAACAGATGAAAAAGACAATGCTAAATCAAATGATGGTTTGAGGTGATTATCGTGATCAGTAAGAGAGACCTCATGTTTTCCTCATACGGTCATGAGAAAGCCAATGAGCGGATAGAAAAACATTTGGGCAATTATATATACATAGCAAGGTTAAAACCTTGTAAACGAGCCGTATGGGATAAATTGTTAGAACGTTGGGTAATCGAGTGGCAGTATGAGGCTACGGAGCAACAAATTAAGGAGTTTGGTTTGGTGTTTGTTAGGAGGGGGAATTTAATGACCAGAAAATTCAAGTAAATATAATTAGGATGAGTAAATAGTGTGGAATTATTTTTTTCTGCTTGGTATTATGGTGGAAAAAGGGGATGCGCTAGATGGATAAAAAGAAATTAAGGTATGCCATTTTAAAAGAATTGGATTCGGGAAATAAAAATATTAATGAGGCTACATTTGGAATTTCACAAGAAGAATTTAAAGAGCAAGTAGATTTCCTTGTAAGAGAAGGTTATATCTCAAAACCTATGTATGCTGATAATATTGTTTATTCAATGAGTTTTGTTAATGTCAAAGAAAAAGGCGAAGATTATCTCTCAACTAATTCGAGTTGGTCTAAACTCTATGCTGCGGCAAAAGAAATAAGAGATTGGGTAAAATAATAGTAAAAGAGACCTCAACCGAGGCCTTTTTTTATACATAAATTTACAGAAAACACAGATTGTGAGGTGAGAGTAGTGAAATTAACTGAAAAGCAACGCAGATTTGCGGATGAGTACATTATCAGCGGTAACGCTACTCAATCCGCTATTTCTGCTGGGTATAGCAAACGAACTGCTAAGTCTGTAGGTAGTGAGAACCTGACGAAACCTGACATTAGACAGTATATAGATGAAAGGCTTGAACAGCTGCAATCAGAAAAGATTGCCAGTCAAGAAGAGGTATTAGAATATCTCAGTAAGGTTATGAGAGGAGAGGAAACAGATCAGACGGTTGTTTTTCAAGGCGCTGATTACGGATCCTCAATTGAAGATATACAGGTGGCTAGCAAAGACCGAATAAGAGCTGCTGAACTACTCGGAAAACGCTATAGTCTCTGGACTGATAAAGTGGAGTTGGATGGAAATATGGATTTGAAGGTGGTGGTTGATTATGGCGATGGCGAAAACGAAACGCCAAATGATAGTTAAGGTACAATTTAACCGGAATTTTCAAACTTACAACACTACTAGAAAAAGATATCGATTAGCTAAAGGATCAGCTGGTTCCGGTAAATCCGTAAATACTGCGCAAGACTTTATCATAAAACTTGGAGATCCAAAATATAAAGGAGCAAATCTTCTGTGCGTTCGTAAAGTTGCCGAATC